TTTTATATACTGTTAATAAATATTGATAATATATTAGAAAGCGTAGTTTACTCCGTACTTATGTTTAACTACCATATTTCCGCCTTCTAGTATTGTTTTAATGTTTTTTAGCGTGTTTTTATCATCTTCTTTAGAGAAGTCAAATAAGAAAGAATCGTAAGTGATCAAGATTAGCTTCGTTTTCTTATTACTAAGAAGTTTATTGATCTCCAATATCTTATAGATGTTCTCCTTAGTCTCCAGGTTCTGGATAATATAATTAAACAATTTGAGCTTATTCATGCCTGGTAGCTTCTTTAATATCCTTCCTGTAGGTAGTACCGAAGCTTTGTGCGCATTATACTTTTTCCACTCATTGTTTATATATTCATCTAGAGACTTAAAGAAGTCTATATCTTTATATTGTGGTTCTATACCGCCATAGAGCTGCTTAAATGTAATGGCCTTTGATTCTTTATACTGTTCATCAGTAAGCTCAGCCACGTTGAAATATGCGCGTCCAAGGTAGTTGTGCATTGAATCTTTAGGCGGCTCAAACCTAATTAACCTAGATATCAATCTTAAGTGGTAAGCATCAAAGTCAAACTCAACTAAATAGTCATTCTTTGGTACAAAACACTCTCTAAAGTCTTTGTCTTTAGGAATTGCTAGAAAGTTAACTCCGTTAAAAGAATTAGTTGGTCTTGCTGTTAAATTATATAAATTATAATTAGAATAGATAGTATTTCCTAAGAGTGAGTATTCTGGATGCTGGAATTGATACTTTTTATTTAGGCATGAAAGATCTACTTGTATTCCTGTTTCTTCAACATGTTTATAAGCATCTACTAACTTCTCTTGAAGATCTATATCCATCTCTAATTCAAAGTAGTCTTTTACCATTTTGTAAAGACACTCGCACTTTTGATAGTGTTTAGATATCGGTAGTACTTCATTTATAGTTGGCATTACAGGATACCTCATATAAAAGTCTCTATGGACCGGAGTATTACATTCAAAAGAGCTATACTCATTATTTTTATCTATACAAATGAATTGTACGTCAATAGCTTGAGGAAGATCAAGAAAATATGAGTGCATTTTCTTATCTAGTAAGTAAACCTTAGTATGCTTTTGCAAAAACTCTTCAACTAGTTTAAGATCTAGTGAGAATCCTTCACAGTGATTAATTACAAATACATAGCCTTTCTTAGAATTATTATAATAAACTAAACTAACTCTAGTTAACTTAGAATGATAATAATCATTTGAAGTAACTATTTGAATGAATGACTGATCCGACACTTCTAAACGATCTAACTGCTCTTTATTTTCAATGATGAAGTACATAACCTATTATTAATAGCTAATATAAGACATATATCTTATACAGCATAAACAAATTACATAGTAGGCTTTGCAAATTTTATATAGTCGCCTCCAATAAAATCAATAATGCCAAAGAAGTTTATATTTGCAGATTCTGTAAGCCTTTGATTTGTATCGATTATACCTGGAATTACATTGTATTGTGAAGTTCTTGTGCTTTTTAAAGGACCAGTTAACTTCCACAATATTTGTGTTACTTGGTATATTGATATATCATAATCTGTATCTCCATTAACAATATTGTTGTACTCATCTTTTGATATCTCTATTATAAAACCTCTTTCATTTTCTTTCTTAGTAAAGTATCTTGTTATGTAACCACGTTTATAATCATCTGAATCTGGTTGTGGATAGAAATTATTGGGCTTACCAGGAATTCTTGTAGTTGATAAGTTACTTCTAATAGCTAAATCTATTTTACTTCTATCAGATAAATTAGCACTATTTAAACCTGGTGCGGTTTCATATTTATTAATTAAAGTTAATAATTCACTAGGTCCTGTTTCTGGTGAAACACCTGTAAATGCTCTATTGTCATATGTTTTATAGTATTTACCTTTATAAGACTTACCTTTTAAAGTATACTCTCCACCTGCTGTGGATTTATTTGTATCTATTTTAAATGCAGGGTAGTATCTAAGCATTATGCAAGTTTTATATCTTTATTATAAGAAATAATGTCTTTTAGTAAAGCATTTGCACTAAAATCATTTACTCCTAATTTTTTAAAATATCCAAGAACTCCGCTAATATAAGAACTCGTCTGATTTTCACTAGGAGGAGCATATACATTTATATATTCAGCAAGAGTATTTGCATTTTTATAAGCTACATTTGTTTTATTAGCTGCTCTAGATATGTAATCAATTAAACCTTGAACTCCATCTTGTAATGTAGGAAATACTCTAAATGGACCTTGAGTAGATCTTAAATTTCCAGGATTATTATTTACGTAAGCTAAAGTTCCTGGGCTATATCCTTCAATTGTAACATGGGCTAATGCTAACATTTTAATACCAACATTAGCAGAAACTTTATTTATAGCATTTAGTATATTATTTCTAGAGTCTCCTGTTGGTATAGAAACATTAGATGCTACTACATTAGAATAATCATATTGATTACTAGCGTCAATTCCAAATTCTCCAACTCTGTTTTCTACTGCGCTGACACTTCCAGTAAAAGATGTAGCATCCTTTAAAAAAATCATGTTAGCCCTAACTGCTGTATTCCATTGATTGCTTTCTATAGTATGAGTAAGACCAACCATAACAAATCCAACTTTGTTTATATAATCTGTTGGAGCACCAGCAACTTTTTTTGTAGTATAAGTATAAGGAAGAAGTTCTTCACTAACAGTAAATGCCTGTCCCATTGACATACCAGCTATTCCATCTGTAGTAAAATTTAATGACACAGGTATCATGGCTGATGCTCTAGTAGCGTTATCATTATTTTTGATCCTACTCATTTTATCTATGTAATAACTTGTAGCATGAGAAACTGTTGCTTCTGAAGGATTTATTTTACTATAGAAGTCTGAGATCGTTTGATTAAATTCTGCTGCAGTTGTTTTTAGTGTGTCTAATTCACGAGACTTATTTGTACTTCCAGTAGGTTCTTGTCTATCTGTAATATATCTATCTGTATAATTAGTGTTTATGTAACCAACATTACTACCATTAGTAGATAGAGTTGATTTATTTTTGATATCAGAGTTTGCAGATATTGCTAACATATTAGCTAGCTTACTACTCATTTCTGTTTTTATCTCTAATGATTTAGCTATAGAAAATTTGCCTATTAAAGGAATTTCTGTTCTATTAGTTGGCGAAATTTGATCTTCACCTGGTAGTGATGGAACAAACTGATCATCAGTTATTTGAAAAGTATTTCCAGCATCACTATAAGAAAGTCTAAAAGCATTAAAGTTACCTAAGTACTTATTAAGATCAGATAATATCTGTTCTAAAAATGGTTTGAGATAAACATTATTTATGCTATCTTTTGCACTATATTGTTGAGTTAAGTTAACTAAGTAATCTATATTAAGTAAAATGTTCATCACCTTACCTCTATATACATTATCATCAAGTTTGTCTTTTTTTAACTTGGGAAGTGATCCTGATAATTTATCATCTGTTTTAGGATTAAATAGCGGAGTAGATTCTATAGATCCTGAAGGTGGTTTGATAGCATCTCTTTTTTCACCATCTAATATATCTTTATCAAATAATTGTTTATAATCTTCAAAAGTTCCTTCAAAAGGAATTAGTGTTTTCCAAGGATTAGTTGATAATTGTTTTGAGTTAGTTAGAAAAAAGTTTAATTCAGGATTAAAGTCAATATATACTAATGGTGTTTGAAAATCTTTTTTTGTATCGTATATAGTACATGTATGATTTAATATCATCAATAACAATCCCAACTGTATATAAACTGGGTGGTTTGTTTGAGTTCCTTTTATAATTTCTTGATTGATCTGATAAGGAACAACAAACGCTCTTAATAACTCTTGAAAATTTACATTTCGCCCTGCTAATTCACTTAGGGCAGCTTTATTACCCATTAAATTACTAGAGAATCCATACTTAGATTGTATTCTAAATCTTTCTAATGGATCCATTTTTATTTCCGTAGTATAGGCATTATCTTTTGGTTTTATATCATTGTTTATTAAGTCTTTAATAAACGTACTGAATACACCGCTAGAAAATATCTGCTCTGCAAATTGTTTTTTTCCACTTTTGTCTTTCCAAAATTCATTAGTATAAACTCTTTTGCCTATAGTTAAATCAGGTGATTCTTTTTGATTTATAGCTTTATTTAAAGCATGAACTTCTATAGTTCTTAAAATGATTTCTAAAGAAGATTGATAATTTAGCGCTTGAGCTACTTGAGTACTAAGTGCTTGTTGAGCTTTATTTTCATCTTCAGTATTTACTACATTATTTATATTTTGACTTGTTAAATCTCTGTCTCTTATACTTCTTCCGAACGAAGTTAATATTGCAGTATCATTTGATGGAATTATATCCGATGTAAATAAACTACTATCATTAAATTTAATTAATGCGTTAGTAGAAGCCTCAAGATTAATTTGATTTCCGCTTGGAGCTTTAAATGAGCTATTATAATCGTATTTTAATTGTAGATTAAATTGATAGGAAAAAAACGGCCATCCTACGGCCTCACTAAATATGTTTTGAGAAAAAGCTAGATTATTATTCCTAAAAACATTCTCTCCATTAGATAATATATTTTCTATTATATCTTTTCTTTGTTTAGGATTTAGTAGTAATCTATATGAAGCACCGGTTACAGGATCTTTAGCATATACTCCAGGATCTAATTCAATAGTAAAAAAATATTGCTTTCCTAAACTATTTTTATATTGTATTACATATTTGTAATATACGATATCTCCTGTTCCTGCTCCAAAAACTTGACGATCACTACTAGCGTCTTTATTCAATACTGCTTTTTCTGTATTAAATACTATTTGAAAAAATGGTTGTACAGTTTGTCCTGGGAATGATTTTAGGTTTCTTTCTTTAAGGGCTGGGATATCTATTCCTATATTTGTATAGGTCTGTTTTTGATCTAAAACTAAATTAAGATCTCCTATTATATATCTACTAGATCTTCCCATATAGTAATCTAGTTGATAAAACTTTTTCTTATCTAAAGAATTATACTGAACTAAATTGTCTATTTTAAAATCTGCCGTATATGGAAAAATAGCTATTCTGTCTCCATCATCACTTAAAGCCTCCCTAATTCTTTTATCTGCTCTTTGACTGTCTAGATTATTATTAGCAAATGCAATTGTTTTTAGATCTGTTTCAGAAAACTGTTTTTGTGGAATAACTCCAGGTATATTTAATGCTAATCCACTAACTAAGTTAGCTAGTATATCATTTGTTGGGTCTGGTGTATTAGCTAATAGTGGATCTATTGGTACTTCAGGTAATTGTTGCTGGCTTATTTGCAATAGTGTATTATTCAATTGCAATATTTCCTCTGTTAATAAATCTGGAAGTACTCCTGGGTTATTTATTTTTATAGAGTCTCCAAGAATTCCTAAAGCCATTAGTCTTACTGAACA